TTACGAAAATCAACACGAAGAAATCTATGTAACTGAAAATTCTGAAAGATCATTTGAAGAAGAATTGAAGTTGTCTGGATTTGGTGCAGCACCTGTAAAAGATGAAGGAGCAGCTATCAGTTATGATGTTGCACAAGAATCTTTTGTGGCTCGCTACACGCACGAAACAATCGCTATGGGCTTTAGTATTACAGAAGAAGCTATGGAAGATAATTTATATGTAAGTCTTTCTGCTCGTTATACTAAGGCACTTGCTCGTGCAATGGCATACACAAAACAGGTTAAAGCAGTTAACCTACTTAACAATGGTTTTACTAACAGTTTCCAATCAGGTGATGGTGTGAATTTATTCACAGCTTCAGGTGATGGAGTCACTGGTGGTGATGGACACCCTCTTGTAAGTGGTGGTAAGAACTCTAACCGACCAGTAACAGGCGCTGATTTGAACGAAACATCACTAGAAGATGCAATCATTCAAATTGGTAAATTTACTGACGAAAGAGGTCTTAAAATTGCAGCACGACCTAAAAAGTTAATAGTCCCTTCTGATCTTCAGTTTGTTGCAACACGATTGTTACAAAGTGATTTCAGAACTGGAACGGCTGATAACGATGTCAATGCTATCAAAACAAATGGTGTAATTCCTGAAGGTTTTGTAGTCAATAACTATTTGACTGACACAAATGCTTTCTTCATTACAACAGATGTGCCTGATGGCTTGAAACACTTCGTTAGAAGTCCTATGACTACATCTATGGATGGTGACTTTGACACTGGTAACGTGAGATATAAAAGTAGAGAAAGATACAGTTTTGGTGTATCTGACCCACTTGGTATTTTTGGTTCACCGGGTAGTTCGTAAGAACATAAGGGAGGCTCTTAATAGGGTCTCCCTTTTTTTATATCTAGGAATATTAAATTGCTCTATCAACTGACCTAGCAGACATTTGCCAAGATGATAGAGTTTTTCTTTTTTGGAGAAATAAATGGCTAACACAACTTTTAACGGACCAGTAAGGTCTGAAAACGGCTTTACAGTCGTTTCTAAAAACTCAACAACAGGTGCTTTCACCACTGAATTTACTTTAGATGGTGATGGTATGAAAGTTACACCTATCGCTTTAACTGATGCTAATACAACACTAACAGCAACAGCTAATGGTGGTCGTACTAATGTAGTTCCTGCTATTACAGCAGACAGAACTCTTACATTGCCAAGTCCTGCTGCTGGTGTTTACTTTAAATTTATTTATGGTGGTGCAGCAGAAGAAGCTCAAAATCTTATTATTGATACAGGTTCAGATACTAATTTCTTTTTAGGTGGAATTATTCATTTAGATTCTAATGCAGACAATGTTTCTGTTTACGCTGATGGTAACTCTAACTCTATATTAACTCTTACAGATTTTGGTTTGTTTGAAATTAACATTTTAGGAAAAGATAGCACTAATTGGTACATTTGGGGTAATCAAGAAGGTGCAGACGTACCAGCTTTTACTGACCAATCTTAATAAGGAGTAGATAATGGCTGATGCAGTAACTTCACAAACTATTCAAGATGGACCAAGAAACGCTATTATGAAGTTTACCAACGTCAGTGATGGTAGTGGTGAATCTGCGGTTGCTAAAGTAGACGTATCTGCTTTGGCATCTAATGCTGAAGGCATTGCCTGTTCTGAAGTTCGTGTTATGAGAGTAAGTCATGCTATTGTAGGCATGTCTGTTCAATTATTTTTTAATGCTTCTACCAATGTTTTACTTATGGAATTAGCTGAAAGTAGTAATGGACACATGGATTTTAAAGATTTTGGTGGTATTCCAAATAATGCAGGTAGTGGAAAAAATGGAGACATTCTTTTTACTACAAAAGGTCACTCTTCAGGAGATACTTATTCCATCATATTAGAGATGGTTAAGGTTTATTCTGACTAACAGGAGAAGAACATGGCAAAAAATACATATGTCATTTCAGAAACTGGCGAATTTCCTGCGCAATACAAAGTTCTAAAATTAGGTGATAATGGTGTTTATACACCTGTATTTGGACCTGATCCAGATTTATCTGATGCAGAACGCAAATGCTCGGAAATGAATAGTGAAACATCTAAGAAAGATAATGTTAAAGATTCCTTTACTTCCAATGCAAAGAAAGATGATGTGGGTGGTAAAACACCCACTGATTCTAAAAAAGCAAAAGTAAAGAAAAAAACAGTATCTAAGAAAAAAGTAACTAAAAAATCTTCTAAGAAGAAAGTTGCTAAAAAATAATTTATAGGAAATAAAATCATGGCAGGAACAAATAAAACTAAAGGTATGGCTGGCGGTGGCATGTCTATGAAAAAGACAAAAGGCATGGCAGGTGGTGGTAAATCCACTAAGTACATGGCGGGCGGTGGCAAGTCAACAAAGTATATGGCTGGCGGTGGAGTTATGAAAAAAACCAAAGGTATGTCTCGTGGTGGAAGAGTTATGGGCGGTGGAGCTACTGAAACAGGTAGAGAAGCTAAAGTACAAACCTATAACGAATATGTGAGAAATATGTTTGGTGGTGGAATGACCAATTCAAAAGGTCGTCAAGATAAAAGATCGTAAGCCAAAATAATATTTGGTAAGTAATCTTATGACCAAAAGGAAAAGAGATAACCCTATACCTAAAACCACAAAAGGTAAGGGAGCTAATTATCGCTCTACCAAGTCTGGTGCTGGTATGACTAAGAAAGGAGTTGCTGAATATAGAAAAGCAAATCCGGGTTCTAAGTTGCAAACCGCAGTAACAGGCAAAGTTAAAAAAGGTAGTAAAGCAGCCAAGCGCAGGAAATCTTTCTGCGCTAGGTCTTTAGGTCAATTAAAAAAGAGTTCTGCTAAAACTAGAAATGATCCAAATTCTAGGATTAGACAAGCTCGTAGAAGATGGAAGTGTTAAAAGTGAGTAGAGCTAAAAAATCAAGAGTAAATGAGGCTGGTAATTACACTAAACCTACTATGCGTAAAAATTTATTTAATAAAATAAAAGCTAGTAGTAAAGGTGGAAAGCCCGGTCAATGGTCAGCTAGAAAAGCTCAAATGCTTGCAAAGCAGTACAAAGCAAAAGGGGGTGGATACAGAAACTAATGTATCCTGTTTACAATAAATTTTATTATAAACCCCTACCAGATTGTATAGAGGTTAAAAAAAGCTCAATAGAAGGTTTTGGTTTGTTTGCAGTTAAAGATATAGATAAAGAATTTGATCTTGGTATGTCTCACATAAAAGTACCAATTATATGTGGATATATTAGGACATCAATAGGCGGTTTTTTAAATCATTCTAAAAATGCAAATTGTGAATTGTCTTTGGAATTAGATTGGGATGATTATAAAACATTTAATGTTTTCACAACAAAAAAAATTAAAGCGGGAGAGGAGCTTACTTTAAATTATCATATAGATAATTTAGGTTATGCCGATTAATTATGTCGTACTTGATAAGTAATATACCTCAGTTTAAATGCTGGGTAAGAAAAGAGTTTACTTGTAATCATCAAAAGTATCATGGAGAATTTATTCATGCTTTAGCAATCGCAGTAAATACTATTCCTGATAGATCGTTAAGTTTTCAGGTGGTGTTTACAGGTTGTGAGATAGATAGTAATGAAGAGTTAGAGAATGTCCATGGAGGTGCTATGTGGGCAAGGATGCCGATACAAGCATTAGTAGCAGACATACCAGTAGAGGAATGGGCGCTACCAATGGAAGATCACTTAGCTCAACCTTGGGATGCTGAAGCAAGAGACCACTCTGTAATTGTTATGGATAGAGTAAGTTCTAGTCCTTGGCTATGTAAAATTGCTAATGACTTTTATCAAGGCAAATATTTATTTACTGTAGACTATACTAATAACTCTATTGCTGATGATCCTGCGCAACACAAACAGTCTCATGTTTTATATATAACGGAAGATTGTCCTTGGAAGGGCAACCTTATAGCATTACCAAATAATAGGGTAAGGGCTACTAGTCCTGCTTTATGGAGAACTGGAGAGGGAGCACCAGATTTTGCGCCATCTCAACACATACATTCAGCAGAGGCACATGAAAGCTATCTAGACCCATTAATAACTTTTAACAATCTTTACAGTGAAGGTTTTGGAGATGAAGAAGAATAGAGACCCAAAAGTAGGCACTGGAAAAAAACCAAAAGGTAGTGATAGAAGGCTCTATACAGATGAAAACCCAAAAGATACTGTAGGGATTAAATATGCTACTCCAGCCGATGCAAGAGCTACTGTAGCTAAAGTAAAAAGAATTAATAAACCTTACGCTAGAAAAATACAAATATTAACAGTTCTAGAACAAAGAGCTAAAGTTCAAGGAAAAAATAAACAAGCATCTATAGCAAAAAAAGGTAAAGAAGCTATAAGAAGAAAAGAGGGTAAGTAATGCCATTAAGAAAATCACAAAGGTCTCTTAAAGATTGGGGAAAACAAAAATGGCGTACTAAATCTGGAAAAAAATCCAGTGAGACAGGCGAACGCTATTTACCTACTAAGGCTATCAAGTCTTTGAGTGATGCTGAGTATGCAGCTACAACAAGAGCTAAAAGAAAAGGCACAGCTAAAGGTAAACAGTTTGTCAAACAGCCAAAAAAGATAGCTAAAAAAACAGCAAGGTTTAGATAAAATGGTTATGTCTAGAGCACTTATGAAGAATCAAATTGCTAAGGCTCGATCTAGCAAAAAGAATAAGACTTTGAAAAAGAAAATTGCAAAAAAGAAGTCAAAGATAAAAATACCTTTAAAAATCAAAAGGATTAGAAAATAAACAATGGCTACTAGCGGGACAACAACATTTAACTTAGACATAGGAGATATTCTTGAAGAAGCCTATGATCTTTGTGGTATGGAGATGCGTTCTGGATATGATTTCAGAAGTGCTAAAAGAGCTTTAAATTTAGTTTTTTTAGAATGGCAAAACAAAGGTTTGAATCTTTGGTCAATAGAACAGAACTCGCAAACATTGACTGCCGGCACTAGTAGTTATGCATTGCCTAGTTCTGCACTAGACATAGTAGATGCATTTATAAGAACAGATTCTGGTGATGTTAATAAACAATTTGACCAAAGACTTAGAAGAATATCTAGAACAGAATACAATCATCAAGCAACAAAATTAAATCAATCAAAACCAACACAGTTCTTTGTTGATAAGAATGTTGGAACATCTAATATAGTATTATGGTCTACACCTGATAGTAGAAATACATACACTCTAGTTTATGATTATGTAAATAGGGTTGAAGATGCTGGTGATCCAGCCTCAAATAATGCTGATATTCCTACTAGATATTTACCATGCTTGACGTATGCATTAGCTTATAATATATGCACAAAAAACGATGAAGCTATCGCAAGAGCACCAATATTGAAACAAAGATACGATCAACTTTGGAATGAGGTAAGTGAAGCTGATAGGGAAAGAGCGCCAGTAAGATTTGTGCCTGATTTAGTACAAGGTCGATATTAATATGTCCTATGCAAGAGCTTCTAAAGCATTAGGAGAATGTGATAGATGTGGTTTTACTTTTAAACTAAATGATCTGCGATATGAAGTTACAGATAAAATTCGTAATGGTTTAAGAGTTTGTAGTGATTGTTTTGACGAAGATCATCCTCAGCTACATATAGGTGATGTTGATGCATCTGATGTTCAATCTCTTTTTGATCCTAGAGTTGATAAGGGTGAAAAAGATTCAACAAAATATTTTTCTTTTAATCCTATCGGTGGAGGCTCAAGTATATTTGGGTCAAGCACTATGGGTCTTAAAATGACAGGTGATGTCGGTAAATTAACAGTGAGCACAGAATGAGTTGGACATTTACAACATTAAAATCAGCTATACAAGATTATACTGAAAACACAGAAACAACATTTGTAAGCAATCTTACAAATATTATAGTGCAAGCAGAAAACAGAATTATTAAATCAGTTGAGCTACCTAATTTTAGAAAAAATGTTACTGCGTCTTTGACAACAAGTAATTCTTATTTAGCTACACCAGACGATTATTTATATCCATATTCTTTAGCGGTAATTGATAGTGACAATAACTACAATTATCTTTTAAATAAAGACGTTAATTTTATAAGAGAAGCTTTTCCAGCATCGGCTACAACTGGTGTTCCTAAATATTATGGTCAATTTGACGATGATTTTTTTATAGTAGCCCCAACGCCTAGCTCAACATTTACAGTAGAATTGCATTATTTTTACATACCACAGTCAATAACAGCATCATCTGATGGCACTTCTTGGCTTGGTACTAATGCCTCTGAAGTATTGCTTTATGCTAGCTTAGTAGAAGCGTATACTTTTATGAAGGGAGAAGCAGATATATTATCTGATTACGATAAAAGATTTAAAGAAGCTCTTGGTAAATTAACCCTAGAGTCAGATAGCTATAATAGAAAAGATGCGTACAGGAGTGGTCAAAGAAGAATCAATGCTTAGTTGTTTCTCCATAGAAGAACTAGAAGGCAAGGATGTTGCAGTAGTTGCTATGGGTCAAAGTCAGATAGATTTCCATTTATCTCAGACTCACAGCATATGGTTTGATGAAGTTTGGGCAATAAATGCAATGATAGGTGTTTTACCTAATATAAGCAGAGCTTTTATTCTTGACCCAATGAGTCGTTTTTTAGATACAAAAGATGCTGGTAGCATGACAGGAATGATGCGGGCTAAATTACCTGAAGTTAATTTTCCAATATATACATGCGAATTAGACGAAAGAGTGCCTTCTGCAATAGAATATCCTTTGGATAAAATAGTGTCCTCTTTAGGATGTTCTTATTTTAACAATACAGTTGCTTATGCTATAGCATTTGCTTTGTGGGCAAAAGTTGGAAAGCTTTCTATATTTGGTGTTGATTTTACTTATAGAACAAATATGCATTTCGCAGAAGCTGGAAGAGGATGTGTTGAGTTCTGGATTTCTAAATGCATAGATGCAGGAATGAAAATAGCTGTTGCTCCTAGATCATCATTGATAGATACTGATATAGATATAAAAGAAAAACTATACGGTTATCATAGACTTGATGATCCTAAGATTACTTATCAAGACAAAGATGGAACAATTAAAGTATGTAACTGGTCAGAAGTAGAAAAAGAAGAAAAACAAAAACCAGTTGGTATAATAAATAGAAAAGATTTAACACCAGTAGAGCCAGATAAATACTAATGCAAACAGATAAATTTCAAATATCAATAGGTGACGTAGGAGTACAAACTACTCAAAACAGAGGTCACAGTGTTGAAGAAATAGCAGAAATGGCTACAAAAAAATTAATCTCTGTAAGCGATGGAGCTGATCCTATGGTTAAAGCTCAAGCATATGCATTTAGAGATAAGTGTAAAATGATAATTGCTTACTATGTAAAAGAAGGTATTAAAAATCATCTTTGCACAGTATGTAATGAATTAGAAAAACAAGGTCATAAAGAACTAGCAAATATAATAAGGAGGCTGTAATGGCTATAACTCAAGCTATGTGTACCAGCTTTAAAAAAGAGCTTTTAGAAGGAGTACACAATTTTAAAAACTCTGGAGGCAATACATTTAGATTGGCGCTATATACTAGCTCTGCTACCATGTCTGCCGCCACAACAGCGTACACAACAACCAATGAAGCAAGCGGTACAAATTACACCGCAAAAGGTAACTCGCTGACTCGTGTTGATCCATCGACATCTGGAACAACTGCGTTAACTGATTTTGCAGATTTAACTTTTGGTACAGCTACCGTAACTGCAAGGGGTTGTATGATTTATAATGATTCAGCATCGGGTGATCCAGCAGTCGCAGTATTTGATTTCGGTGGTGATAAAACATCAACTGCTGGTTCATTTACAATTACATTCCCAACTGCTGATGCATCAAACGCTGTTATAAGAATAGCATAGGAATTTAAGTGTCAGCAGGATGGGGTCGCAGTACATGGGGAAGTGGTACTTGGGGACAAGCTGTTGCTGTAAACATATCAGTCAGTCTCACAGGCATATCTGGTACAACATCATTAGGTAACGAATCTAGTGTAACTGGCGATGCCAACGTAACGGAAACAGGTGTAGTAGGCACATCTGCACTAAACTCTTTAGTAACTTCTGGCGATGCTAATGTAGTAGAAACAGGTGTAGTAGGAACATCAGCAGTAAATTCTTTATCTGCTTCTGGTATAGCAATAACAGGAGTATCAGGAACTGCATCAACAATAGGACTAGGTGATGAAACAGTTTCTTGCGATGCAAATACTGCGTGTACTGGAATTGTAGGAACTAGTGGTTTAGGCACGTTAGGTTTAGTTACTAACAACATTTTATCAATAACTGGTTTAGTAGGTACATCTGCTTTAGGCTCGGTAACAGTAACAGCAGATTCAAATACATCTTTAACAGGTATTTTAGGAACAGGTGCGACATCAAATTTATTTATATGGGGAGATGTTGTTCCGGGTCAAACAGCAAGCTATTCTGAAGTATCTCCAAATCAAACAACAACTATTACTGAAGTGTCTCCTAGCCAAACAGCTAATTGGGAAGATATTGCAGCATAATGATATAATTTAATACAGGAAATATTATGGCAAGTACATACGTCAATGACTTACGACTCAATGAAATGGCTACAGGTGACGAGTCAGGAAATTGGGGAAATGTTACAAATACAAACTTAGAATTGGTGGCTGAAGCTTTTGGTTTCGGAACTGAAGCTATTACAACCAATGCTGATACACACACTACTACAATAGCCGATGGTGCAACTGATCCCGGTCGCGCTATTTTTATAAAATACACTGGCACATTAGATTCAGCTTGCACGATCACGATAGCACCTAATACTATTAATAGGTTGCATTTTATTGAAAACGGAACAAGTGGCTCTCAAAACATAATTATTTCTCAAGGTACTGGAGCAAATGTAACCATACCTCCGGGCGATGTAAAAGTAGTCTATATAGATGGTGCTGGTAGTGGCGCTGCTGTAGTAGATGCGTTTGCAAGTTTGTCTACAGTTGATCTTAAAGTACAAGATGATTTGACCGTAACAGACGATGCAACAATTGGTGGCACTTTAGGTGTTACAGGTATTCTCACTTGCACAGATGACATCATCATTGGTGATGGAAAAACGATAGGTTCTGCATCTGATGTAGATGCAATGACCATAGCAGCCAACGGTCAAATAACATTAACACAAACATTGATAGGTACAGCTTTAGATATATCAGGCGATATTGATATTGATGGAACATCTAATCTAGATGTCGTGGATATTGATGGTGCGGTTGACATGGCATCAACACTCACGCTAGCTGGTAATGCTGATTTCAATGGTGATCTTGATGTTGATGGAACTACAAACCTAGATGTCGTAGACATAGATGGCGCTGTGGATATGGCATCAACTCTTGCTGTAACAGGTATAGTTACATTAACTGACGATTTGATAATTGGTGATGGCAAAACCATTGGTTCTGCCTCAGATGTTGACGCTATGACAATAGCAGCTAATGGACAAGTTACCTTTACACAGACTTTAATTGGCACAGCACTAGATATTTCTGGGGATATAGACGTTGATGGAACAACAAACTTAGACGTTGTAGACATTGATGGTGCTGTGGATATGGCTTCTACATTACAAGTAGATGGTGCAATCACTACATCTTCTGCTATGACAATTTCAACTACAGCAACAGGAGATGTTTTAGCCTTAACTTGCACAGAAGCGGGTGCGGGTTCTGGTCCTAATTTAACATTTACAAGAGTTTCAAGTTCCCCTGCTGATAATGACAGACTCGGTGATATACATTTTAAAGGTAGAAATGATGCTGACGAATCTGTTGAATACGTTGCTTTTCAAGCGTCAATACAGGATGCCTCTGACGGGACTGAAGATGGAAGAATAACATTCAATATAATAAAAAATGGTTCTGCTATAGAAAGTATGAGACTTCAGGCTGACGAAACAACTTTTAACGATGCTAGTGCCGATATAGATTTCAGAGTTGAATCTGACGGCAATGCTAATATGTTTATAGTTGATGCTGGTGAAAATATAGTTTTAGTTGCTACCTCTTCAGATTCCGTAGTAAGTTCATCTTTTTTTGTAGATGGTCATATTTGTAGAGATGCTCGCTTACTTTGTAATAGCACTGACGCTGATGGCACTGCTGCCTCGCCTAGTATTCTACCTGGATTTGATAACGATACTGGATTCTTTAAACCAGCATCCAACAACATAGGTTTTTCAACAGGTGGAACGGAAAGAGCTAGAATAGACAGTAGCGGAAATCTTATGGTTGGTAGAACAGCTACATCTGTTTCAACAGCAGATGCCAGTAGTTTTATAGGCGCTACAGGTTTCTTTTTATCAGCTAAAAATGGCACAAGCGCTACTTCTCATTTTCAGTTTCGTAATGACGCTGATAGTGGCGGTGTATCTGCACTTGTGGGAAATATTACCTCTAGTGGTTCAACCACAACTTATAGCACATCTTCAGACTATAGGTTAAAAGAAAATGTTACTTATAGTTGGGATGCGACAACTAGATTGAAACAATTAAAACCAGCTAGATTTAATTTTATATCAGATTCAAGCAACACTTTACTTGATGGATTTTTAGCACACGAGGTATCTAGTGTGGTTCCTCAAGCTGTAACTGGAGCTAAAGATGCAGTTTTTAGTGCTGAAGAAGCAGCAGAAGGTCAAGGCTCAGAGGGCGATCCAAACTATCAAATGATAGATCATGCTAAATTAGTACCGTTACTCGTCAAAACCATACAGGAACTTGAGGCGCGTATTGCTGCCCTTGAATCATAGTAAACACTTAAACAAAAAAAGGTTAGTAACATGGCAATAAATTTTACTTGGAATGTATCGAGAGTTGAAACATATCCAACATTAAGTGGCAAATCAGATGTTATTTGCAAAGTGCATTGGGAGCTAAAGGGAGTGGATGATTCCAATAATGATGAAAATGGCGACCCTATTGATTGGGGTGATGCAGGTACAGTGGATTTAGACACTTCCGATTTGTCAAGTTTTACAGATTTTTCAAGTGTTAACTCCTCTCAGGTTCAAGGATGGGTAGAGGCTGCGCTAGGTTCGGATCAAGTAACAAAAATTAAATCAAAAATTCAAGCAATAATTAATAAACTTGCTACACCAACAACGGTATCAAAAACCATAGGATCATAAACAACTAAGAGAAATTAAAATGAATAAAGAAAAGGCAATAAATATTGATGGAATGGAAGTAAAAGAGTCTGAGTTAACACCAGAACAAAATGAAGCAAAAATTCATATACAATCTTTAAGAACTAAAGTATCAAATCTGCAATTTGAGATTAATGAATTACTACCTAGTTTGAGGTTTTACGAAAATAAACTTATACAGTCAGTGAAAGAATCTGCTGATGAAAACCTAAAAACTGAAAAAAAAGTGGTAGGTGAATTATGAGCTGGCTAACAAAATTTGTAGATTTTTTTACAGGCACAGAAAAAAAAGAGGTAAGAGCTAGGAACGATAAAGGTCATTATGTAGCAGATGATAAATCTACTCCAGATGTAAACGAAGCTTATACCACCAAAAGAGTGTTAAAAAATACACCAAAAAAGAAAAAAGCCGTAAAGAAAAAGATAGCTATAAAGAAAGTTGCTAAGAAAAAAGCTAAAAAAGGAGCAAGAAAATGATGGATATTATATCAATTATCAATATCATTACTTTAGTTGTGACAGCGGCGAGCACTATATGCGCTATAACTGACACGCCAAAAGATGATGCTTTCATGGCTAAGTGGATTTACCCTGTGATTGAAGCGCTTGCTATCAATATAGGTAAAGCAAAGAAATAATATGGACAAAGGCACGAAAGCCTTGAGTGAAATTAGCGCACACGAAAGAGAGTGTACTATTCGCTATCAATACATTGAAAAACGCCTTGATGAAGGTTCTGAAAAGTTTAAAAAATTAGAATTACTTTTGTGGGGCGTTTATCCTTTTATTGTTACGACAGTTATAGGCGTGGCGGTATTTTTATGAGTGAAGAAATAACCAAAAAAAAGATTGAGCTAGAGGTAGAAGTAGGCACTACTACTGTCAATCGTGGCATCAATCCTTTTGAAAAGTGGGTGCATCTAGCAAAAACAGTAGACGCTTGGCGCATCTTTCCAAGAATCTTTGTAGGCGTTTACATCGTACTTTTATATAAAGTAATCACTTGGTTTATGACATTATCAGAGCCAAACTTAGAACAAGCTGGTTTAGTATCCGTTGTAACGGGTGCGATGGCTGCTGTTTTTGGTATATACGCTGGCACATCTGGACAAAGTAAGAAGTTTAAAGGCGAAGATTAATGGAAACGGCCATTGACCTTATTGGTGATTTAGGTCTACCAATAGCGAGTGGTCTAATAATGGCTTACTTTATATTTCTTATTATGAAGCAACTTATGGATGGCTTGGTATCTGAAATAAAAACCGTTCAAAGTATTACTAAAATGCTTATAACAAGGGCATCCATTATGAATAATGATATTATGAGAATTGATACAATAGTATCTAGTGCCCTTAATTTACCACCTGACATAGACAGAATAGCTAGAGCCGAAAACTTTGTTGAAGATGGCAAAATTGATGCTCGCAGAGATTAATGGATATAGTTGAGCTAGTACAAAAATTTGGCTTTCCTACTGTAATGGTTATAGGTTTAGGCTATTTTGTATTCTTTGTATGGCAAACCATAACAAAAACAATTGATCCAGCAGTACAAGAAATGAAAGTTACCATTATTAGACTTACAGACCAATTAAGGTTGCTCGATCAAGACATGATTAGATTAAAAGAAAAAGTTGATACGGTAGTAAGATTGAAGGATCAGGAGAAAAGAAATGAAAAAGATAATAATACTTAGTTATCTTGCTTTATTTTCATCATTTGGTTTAGCAGATGAGATGGTTCATAAGTTTAAATCTCCATCATTTAGTGGCATAAATCAAAGTAGCCATTATCTTACCATTGAAAATCAAGAGTTTAATCGCAAAGAATCAATAGAAGCTGAAATAAAAGCATACAATGAATCATTAGAGCGTGATGCAGAGAACACAACTTTAGCTCGTTTTATAAGAAACCTAGAGTCTAGGGTGTATGCTCAACTCTCCAGACAATTAGTAGATCAATTGTTTGGTGAGAATCCAAGCACCAGTGGGCTAGTTGAATTGATGGGAAATACAATTGAATATGTGGTTGATGAAGCACTTGAACAAATTACACTTAGAGTTACCGATTCTGATGGAAACACTACAGAGATTACAGTGCCTATGGGTAGTTTTTCTTTCTAGTTTTCTTATTTCTTCATGCACAATATTTATACCTGACCCTATAGATAACAACCTATTACCTATACAAAGGATAGAGCAAGCTCAGATACAAGGCTTGGTTAACAAAGAACTTTTAGATGTAGAAAAACCAGAGAGAAAGCCAGTCATAGCTGTTTATGCTAATTCTTTTCGTGATGAAACTGGTGCTCGTAGGTCAAACAGCCAGTTTGCTACATTTTCTACAGCTATTACTCAAGCGCCACATGCTTATTTGATACGCGCATTACAACATGCAGGTAGAAATAAAGATGGCTTTTTTGAAGTTGTTGAGCGAGTGGGATTAGATCATGTTACAAAAGAAAGACAACTTATACGATCTACTCGTGAATCTTTTGATGAAGCACAAAAATTACCACCTTTGAAATTTGCAGGGTTAATTATGGAAGGCGGTGTTATAGGCTATGAGTCAAATAATACTTCCGGGGGTGTAGGCGCTAGATATTTAGGAATTGGCACAAGTAAGTCCTACCGTAGAGACACAGTACAAATATCATTAAGAACAGTATCAGTTACAACTGGCAGAGTTTTAATGGAAGTGTTGGTATCAAAAACAATTTTAAGTGCATCGCTTGATAATGATATTTTTCGTTTTGTGGCACAAGGCACAGAGTTAGTTGAGGTTGAGGGCGGTGTTGTTAGAAATGAATCTATAAACATAGCTTTGCAAGCAGCTATAGAGGCTGCGGTTTTAGAAACTATAAAAGAAGGTATAGAATATAATTACTGGACAATACAGAAATGAAATACTATAAAACATTGATTTTATTGTTGTTTTCCATGTCGGCTTTTTCCGCAGACAATGAGGTCTTTGTGGATCAGGCGGGTAATAATGCCGATATAGATATAGAGCAACTAGGTGAATCTAATATTATTGGAGGTCTAAACTCTGTGGCTGGAACACCCACAGCTCTTGATCTTGATGGTACGAGTCTAACTCTTGATATAAACCAGATTGGTAATTCTAATAAATTTCTAGGCGATATTAATGGAGACTCAATCACTGGTTTCTTTAACTTTGATGGAGATTCTAACACCTTTACAATCCAAGCTGATCCAACTGATACCTATGGAATAGACAGTTCAGACTATGATGTAAATGTAACAGGATCATCAAACACTTTTACATTCGATCATGGAACAGGTGCTTTATCTTCTACAATAGACTTAGATTGGACCATAATGGGAGACTCAAATACTATTGATTACGACTTAGATATTGATGGTGCAACTTCATACATAGATGTAGATGGAGATTCAAATAGCTTAACATATGATGGTGATGGTGCAGATAATGGATATTTTTACTTGGATCACACAGGCGACAGCAGTACCCTCAACGTACAACAGCAGTCAACGATCAACAACGATTGGCTTCAAATTAATTCTAATTCTGACAATACTACTTTGTGCGTCATTCAAGACGACCAAGGCACAACAACCTCTTGCTGATATAGGTAAAGTTTCCGAACTTAACGGAAATGCACAAATACTTAGAGATAATCCTTTAGATGTATCTTTATCTTTGCCAGTTCAGCAAATGGATGATGTTAGAACTGCATCTGGCAGAGTAGGTATAACCTTTGTTGATGATTCTGTTGTAAGGCTAACAGAGCATTCAAAACTTGTTATTACTGAGTATGTGTTCAATCCAGACCCAGATAAATCAAAATTGAGTTTACGTTTTGCATCTGGAACTGCACGTTTTATAACCTCAAAGATGGGGCTAATAAACAAAGAACGAATTAATATAACAACGCCAACAGCACAGATTGTGATAAGAGGTACGGACTTCACCACAACTGTTGACGAGTTAGGTAGATCGTTAGTGATCCTTTTACCTGACGAAAATGGGGATGCCTCAGGTGAAATCATGGTTGCAACTGGAGCTGGCACTGTAACTTTAAACAAACCATATCAGGCAACAACCGCGTCTGTTTATGAAAGTGAGCCTACAAAACCTGTTCAGTTAGACATTACATTAGATTTAATTGATAACATGCTGATAGTTTCACCGCCAGATGAAGAAGAAGTTGTAGCAGAAGAGCGCAGAACTAGATCAAATAATGTTTTAGATTTTGATGCACTAGAGTTTGAAGAATTAGATTTTGATTACCTAGATGCCGAGGCAGAACTGGCTTTTGAAGAATTAGACATAAATTATTTGGATGTTAATTTTCTTGAAGATTTACTGGATGTAATAGAAGAAGTTGATTTATTGACTGACGATGAGATAGATCAGATAGAAACGAGCGTTGCGGTAACTGGTACAGCTGTAGGGCAAGACCCAACAACACAAATAACAACACTAATTCAAGGTCAACAAATAAGTTTGCGCAGAAATGTAAATGAAAGTGTTAGATTAGATATAGATGGTTCTGACGCTTACACAATAATATTCATACAAGATGGGGTTAGTAAAACCATAACAATCAACGGAGGAGGTAGCTCCGTTATAAAGATTAAACAAGGATGAAGAATTTACTCAAATCAATACTGTTTATAGTTTTACTTTCATTGCCACTGATAATGCAATGGACACCCTTAGAGATTGTAAAGCTGAAAACTTTTGATGCGTTAGTTCCAGAAAAACAACAATCAAACTATTTTACAATACTAAATATTACTGAAAAGGATATTGAAAGAGAGGGTGGTTGGCCTTTACCTAGAGCAAGATTAGCTGAAATACAAAGAGAGATAATAGCGCGTGGTGCTTTAGGAGTTGGCTGGACTGTTGCTTTTCCGCAACAAGATCGTTTAGGTGGAGATGAAGATTTTGCAAAATCTTTGCTAGGTAGCAACAGTATTCTAGCTATGTATGAAAACGAAGGCAGTGGATATCCTAGCACTGTAGGCACAGTCATTATGGGTGATCCTGTTGGTGGCTATCCTGTTTCAGGTGTTGTTCAAAACATTGAGGTGTTGAGAAGATCAGCAGCACAGGGCATTGCATCTGCACCTGTTGATGTAGACCAACTTGTAAGACGAATACCGTTACTTATGAAAACACCTGATGGATGGGTTTCTGCATTTGGAACTGAAGTTTTAAAAGCTTTGGTAGGGTCAGATACTTACATAATTAAAACAAACCAAAACGGTATTCAAGAAATTGTTGTTCAAGGATTACCCCCTGTGCCAACCGATCCATTTGGTAGAAAATGGATAAGTTGGGTAAATACAGATCAAACAACTCTTGAAGAAATGAATGTAAATGGAAAGTTTGTTTTTATAGGCACTGATGCAGCAGGTATATTACCGCAGCTTGCTACACCTGTTGGTTTACTAGAGCCACATAAAATACAAGCAGCATTAGCTGAAAGTATCTTGATTCAAGACAGTCCATATATACCAGATTGGTCATTGGCTGTTGAGGTATTAATATATAGTCTAGGAGTGTTACTGGCAGCATTATCAATAACTTATTTAGGAATAACGCTAGGATTAACACTTACCTGTATATTTTTTACTTCAACAGCCTTACTTGGATATTATCTTATTCAAAAAGGTTTACTTATAGATGTTACATGGGCACTAGCATCTCAGTTTATAACAGCCTCAACTGCTTACTATTTGAGATTTAGACAGCAATATAAGCTAAGACAAGAAATCAAAAAACAATTTGAGCATTACCTAGACCCAAGGCAAGTAAAAAGGTTACAGAAAAATCCAGACCTTTTGAATCTTGGTGGTGAAAGAAGATTAGCTACTTATTTATTCACAGATGTTCGTGGTTTCACTTCAATGTCAGAATCATTGGAGCCAGAAAAAGTTACTTACATTATGAACAAAGCTTTGACAGCACAGCAATCTGCAGTGCAAAAACATGGTGGAATGGTAGATAAATATATAGGTGATGCAATGATGGCGATATTTAACGCACCATTAGATATGAAGAATCATCCGAAAATAGCAGTTGATTGTGCTCTAGATATTATTAATAACATGGGTGATTTAACAAAAGAGTTAAAAGAAGAAGGATTGCCTCCTGTAGCTATTGGTATAGGTATCAACACAGGTGATGCAATTATTGGCAATATGGGATCAGATATAAGATTTGATTACACAGCTATAGGTGACGCAGTTAATACTGCTGCTCGTTTAGAAAGTGCTACAAAAGAGAAAAAAGTAGACTTACTTATAGGCGAAAATACTAAAAAACTTTGTGGCTATAATCTTAAAAAATTAACGCCTATCAAAGTAAAAGGCAAAGCAAAGGCATTGAAGGTATACACATGGGATTCAAACTAGCATTTATAAGCACAGGATTGTTGATAGCAGTATCTACTGCTTCATGGTTTTACATAAAAATACAAGATAAAGAGATAGCTACTTTAAAAGCAAATGCTGTTGTTCTTGAACAAAAGATAGACGAGCAAAATGCTAGCATAGATAATTACCTAGCAAAGCAAAAAGAAACAACCGAGCAGATAAATAAGCTGAATGACCAAAATCAAACAGCAATGCGAGAAGTTAACAATTTAAGAAACACTTTTCAAAAACACAGTATGACTAATTTAGCGATGGCTAAACCCGGATTGATTGAAAACATTATTAATAAAGGCACAGCTAAAGTTAAAACAGATTTTTTAGAATTAACTGATCCAAAGATGTTTGAGGAAAAAAATGAAGAAACTGTTAACAATTAGTTTAATAATCGGTTTTTCTTTGATGATTTCTGCATGTTCTTTGCTAGAGCCTCGAACTGTACCAGTAGAGGTTAAAACAATCACTTTACCAGCGCCTATGTATCATCCTCCTATGCCTTTAGAAGTAAGCTTGCAAGATATTAAATGGCGAGTTCTTACTCCAGAAGTGATGGAAGAATATTTACAGCTTATAAAAGAAGGTAAAGCTCCAGCAGAGCCGTATTACGCGCTGTCAACACAAGGCTATGAAAGCCTGAGTATGAACATGGCAGAGATTAAAAGATACATTACTAATGTCTTGGCTATCATCGAGTAT